TACGCCATGCTTCGCTCTTATTGTTATAAAGATCTTTTTCATCAAACTTAAAAGATCTACTATAACCAAGCACCCAAGACTTAGAACAGAACTCTTTAAACTTTTCAAGATCTTCAAAGATCTGCACCTGTTCCGGGTGTTCAGCAAAATACTTGCCAAGTTGCATTACAAAATCTCCTATTTGTAATATTCAATGTGAGCACCATTTTCGCCGTCTTCACTAACGTCAATGTGTACTTCACGACCAGGGTATTTCTCGTTGATCTTTGCGTAAAGATCATCGCTCATCATTTCACAACTTTTATAATCTAACTCTAATGTCTTCTCCTCATAAAGTTTTTCTAACCAACGTTTAAACTGAATAAATTCAATATCTCTGTCATTGTGTGTTACAGTGATACCAACTTTAAAATGAAAAATATGTCTGTGTGGATAACCTAAGAAAGACACATCATATTCGTCACCTGTAGCGAGATTAGGATCTTCTAATGCCGCCGGATATTTGTGGATACCTTCTTTCCTAAAAGTAACCCAAATCATTCTTTTTGCAGTGTTCATAACTCTTGCCTTATTGTCTATTTCCATTTGTTCTTTTATTAACCTATCTGTTATACTCATAATATACTACCTTTACTTCGCTTTGTCAACCACATTATCTTCTTCATATTTGGACCAATCTGTAAACTTTGAACGTTCTTGTAAATCATGCACCTGATGAATCCAAACACCAGGATTAGTTGCTTTAAAATCTTTGTCATCGATTTTGATACAAGCATTATAGTTTAATTGATCTATGTAAGGAAGTTTTACACTAATTTGGCTAATAAAGTTGTTCTTTTCATTATAGCCACTTTCAAGTACCCATTCATGATATCTTACATCATAATCAAGTGTTACAGTGTAACCTCTATCAAGCAAAGGATTAATCAAATCGTCCCATTCTTCTGCTGGCATAAAACTTTGATTTGCACCAAGATAAATGTGTTCACAATGCGTTTCTTCTGCTTTGTCTAACACTTTATCTAAAGGTTGCAAACCTACAACAAATAAAGTATCCATATCATAGGCTGGAGTTTTTTCAACTTCATAACCTGTGAAGAATACTACATCATTTTTTACTCCATCTGAGTAATCACGTTTCACTGTTTTTGCTCCTTGAACATTTGATTGATTTGATCTTTAATTGCTAATTTTGTTTTCTTTAATTTTAGTAATAAAGATTTATGTGTAAACGTACGATCGTGTTGTCTTTCTTCTTCAAGTTCGTTTACTTTCTTGTCATACCAAGCATGACTTTCTTTTAGTTTTTTAAGTTTCTTACTCGCTTTGGTCATTACGCCTCCTCAAATAAGTTTGTAAATTGGGTCTGTGCATTTACTGTCTTTTTACCTGTTGCACCACGTGTCCCAATAATTGACATCCAGTACTTACTGAATTCTTCTATAACTGCATTTGCTTCATCTCTATTACTTGTAGCAAAAATGGCTTCAACAATATCTCTAAAGTATAATCTGTCAAAACGTTCTTCTACAAGCATATCAGGAATGATACCTTCATCATATCTTTTGTTGCCTTGTTGTACTGCATTGATATGACTCCATACATTATGTCCCATCTGAATAGCATAACTAAAACTATCCCAAGATGTTTTACCTTCTTTACCTATTTTATTTAGGTCACCTGGAGCATAAATGCAAACATCTTTTGCAGTTAAACCTTTTGTAATAGGACTATCTAAGAAACTTCTGTGCTTGCCTTCTCTTACAAACGCATCAGCAAACGCAGTTGTATCTGTTGCAAGTGCCTTATCATCAATACTTGGCACCATTCGATATACCCATTTCTTTCTATCACCTGTTTCAAGTTCACAATAAATTTGTCCATTAGCAGTTGCTAAGAACGGTGAAGCACAATCAAATGTAATTGTAAAGTTTTCGTTGTGATGTTTACGAACTGCTCTTTGTACATCAGTTAGTAGTGTTGCCCACTCTAATTTACTTGTACCTAAGAAGTGCATAAAGTCATGTAAACCTTTTTCTAATAAGCCATCAAAACGTAGTGCAACAAGTCTTTTTAGTGCAAGGTGTATATCACACATATTCTGACCACCCATCGACCAACCATTAAAATGTGTGTCAGGATATTTTTTAGGATCACAATAGTCCTTCATTTGCTGATACCAATCTTCTGCATCAGCATGATTTTCACCTTGTAACACGTTTAAGAATTTACAAGCACCACTTCTGTTCTGCATAAAGTAATCATTGTTTATTCTTGTTGCATTTACAGCCTCTTGATATGTGCTAATACCAGTTGCTTTTTGACCTGCTTCTGATCTTGATACCCATGCCGGAATATCAAGAATCATTCCATAGTCCATATATTCGTCCATCCATGCAAGAACTTGTTCACGTTTCTTTTTTGCTTTAGGACAATTAGGATCTTTCCAGTCACCTTCCCAAACACCTTTACCAATTTGGAAACCACCTGAGTCGCCAAGTAGCCAACTGTTATTACGATCTCTGTCGCGAACCATATCTTCTTTAGGACTGTCTTTATGGATATCCAAGTCGGCATGACCTGCCGAATACAAACTCCATTTGTAATTAAACAAAGACTTACTTGGTTCAAGCCAATTCATACTTTCTACACCATTTGTAAAATGTGTAGGAATACGACTGTATTCTACATACTCCTCACGTCTTTGCTTACCTATAAAGGTTGCAAAGAATCCGCTAATTGCCGGAAGGAATATTGCGTAGTCTTTTTGTTCTTTTGTTAAGTCTGTATTCACTTATTCACCTCTTAAATATCCGATCTTATTATATGTTTTCTAAGTGCTCTTACAAGTTCTTCGATTTTATCTATTACTGCAATCATATCTCTATCAGTAATATATTTTTGTTTTTCACGAAGTTTGTCATACTCCTTTAGGGGAATTGTAACCATACTTTGTTCATTTTCCCAAGTAGCATCACTGTCTCTTTCATCAACACTTGTCATACATCTCCTATTTTGTTTGTGCTGGAAGAATGTAATTATATTCTGCCAACCCGCTGTCGACAGTAAGTTGCATAGCACCTTGATCTGAAATGCTCATTGTAACCTTACCATCTAAGTTTAAAATTGCTTGTACCTGTGCAACTGGCCACGCCCAAGTGTGTTTAAGATCACCTGTAACACCTGCATGGAACACAAATGAACCTGCGTGTTGTGATGCATCACCAAATGCAAATACAAGATTGCCGCCTTCAGTTTTTACTGAAAACACAGTTTCTTCTGAGTGTGCAAGACTCTGGAACTTCATTCTTTGAATTGCCGCCATAGTTGGCTCAACAGTTACGTCCCAGTTAGCACCTTTAAACTTCACAGTTTTAAGTTTCTCATCAATAATTTGTTTATTCATAAAGCGATAATCGTTTTCAAAATCACCTGCTTCGTTTTCAAAGTGAATATGTGTTGGCACAGTTTCACCGTTTCTATCTGCTGTCTCAACAGATACTTTTGCATTCTTTTGATACTCTGGGCATTTTAAATGCAATGCTAACTTGTCTAAGTTAGGCATACCAAATGTGCCTGAAAATTCCTGCACAGGGTTTTTAGTTTTAGAACTAAGAATAACACTTCTATCTTCTGCCATTGATTCGATAGTAGTATCTGCTTCGTTAGTTACTTTAACAATGTTTAGAAACCCTAACGAGTGTGTATGGGCAACAATGTCTTGTAAAATGTCTTTCATGGTTAGTCTCTCCTTATATTACATTATATTTAGAAAATTACTGTTTGTCAAGAGTTTTTTCCTGGCGTACATATTCTAATGCATCAATTTTCGGTTTCCATCCAATTGATGATAATTGAGTAATGTCAGCACAATTATCTTTACGTTCGTGTTCATCACCTTCGCGATGCTCAACATTTTCTAATCCGACTGCTTCTGTATAATCTGATAATGGTCTTGTTATACCAGTTCCTACATCAATTACACCAGTCATTGAATGATCCAATAACATAGTAATTGCTCTACACACGTCAGCCACGTGTATAAAATCTCTTTTATGATCTATATTGATAAACGTTACTTCATTGTTTAAAAGTTTTGGTATAAACATATAGTCTCTACCATCGCCACCAATTATAGTTGTAAACCTTAATCCTAAACTATGTGCAGGAGCAATACGTTCAACTGTGTACTTGCTCATTGCATATGGATTTCTTTCAGGTTCTTTTGCAGTGCTTGAACTTGCAAATAAAATCCTTGTATTTGGAAATGCTTTAAAAAGTCTGTTAGACGCAACAACATTGTTATCAAAGTATTCTATTGGCGTCTTTAGACTTTGCCTTACTCCACTACTTGCCGCCAAATGCAGAACAACGTCTACGTCATAGTTTAAGTCACAGTTTAATAAATCATTTCCTGATCTTTTATCTAAATTAATAATTTCGTGCATACCTTTCCAATACTTTTGAAGTACTGTACCAAGCATACCGTCACCACCTGTCAATAATATTTTCATGTTTTTATCTTATAACCTGCCTTTACCGCAGAATCAAACCTCTCATCTGCATCATGTATAGAGCAAGTAATATGTTCCTTTGTGTTTCCCCATTTATAATAATATCTTATAGATGCGGTTTTTCTTTTGTTGTTTATTCTAAAAGAAATACTGTCACCAGTTTTATTCTCTAAGAAACTGTTTATTGCTTTGTATATCACTTTTTGACTCCAAAGTGTTTAAAACTTTTTTGTACACACTTTGCTTGATAAAAACAATCAGCAAGTGCATTGTGCAAATCTTCTTGAATATCTTTTCTTGGATCATATGGCATCATGCTAAACAGTGTTCTACTATCTCTAATCTGCCAGTAGTTCCATGGTACAGGCTTACCAACATTTTTATAAAAGTCTTGTAGTATCACAAAATCAAATGTTGGTCCTTGACACCAAATATAATCAAGACCTACACACCATTTGTTAAGTTGTTTTGTAAGTTCATCACAATTAACTCTTTTAGTATCTTCGCCGAATGCTTCTTCTTGTATCTCTTTAGATTGTTTGCCCCACCACTCTAATGTGTTTTCATCAACAGAACGTTTTAGTGATTCTGTTTGTTCTTCTACATCTCCTTTTAAGTATAAAGGACTATGAGGTTCAACATCACTAAAAGGATCAAACTTAACTGCACCTAAAGTCATAATAACACTATCAGGATTTACACCAAGTGTTTCTAAGTCTATCATTCCATGTGTTGCCATACTACACCAATTTCATTAAGATTACAATTTGTAAGACTAAGACAGCAATCGGCACTATTGTTCTGATAAACTCCATAGTGTGATTGTATTCATCTAACTTTCTTTCAAATTTGTTTCTTTCTTTTTTTAGTTTCATACTATTCTCCAAAGTCAAACAAGTTATTAAAAGTATTTTTTGTTTTTGTGCTTTCTAAATCATAATTAAGCACACCAATTAAGTTGCCAAGTTTATTGTCAATAATTGTTTCTTCCATAGCATCACCATCAAATGGCAGTTCTTTAAACCAATCTGGCAAATGCAATTCATCTACAGGATATGCAACACTTGTATATCCCATTGGGTTTTGTTTTAGTTTACAAACAATAACTTTCATACCATCAACAATTTCTTGAGAATATCTATCACCATTCATCTTTTTAAGTGTGTTCCAGTTGATACTTGCTCTTACGTGTCCAGGCATATTTGCTTTGCCTTGCTTTTGTTCAAGACGTTGATAGTGTCCAATTTTATTTGCACGTTTAGGCGAACCTTTTTCATGTCCAGGACGTGACTTAAACTCTGTTCTAAATTCTGTAATACGATCAAGAATTTCATCTTCACTTGCTTCTTGTAATACCTTAAGTAGTAATTCGCTTAAGAAGTCCTGCATAAACACTGGAGTATCAGAACGTTTAAGATCAAGACCCATTGCTTTTACTTTGCCTGGCTTGCCTTCAACATCTTTTCTTGTGCCTTCTTCATCATACACTAAAGCGGCATATCTTTTCTTTGTGATGTACAATCCACTTTCAGCAACAATTTCTCTACCTGCCGCAATTACTTCTGCTCTTGTTTTAGGACAATGGAAAGTGTCACCCATAAACTTACCAAATGATTTATTTGCTTCTTCGCAAATTTTATCATACAATTCAATTACACTGTCTTTAGTCCAAGGAAGATTGCCTGCTTCAATTTCTTTCTTTAGCAATGGATATGCACTAAAATACACAGAGTCTGTATCACCGTAAATAATACTTTTACCTACATGATTGTATTCGCCTGTAACAACTTTGTTTACTTCTGCGGCCATGTGTTTTGCAATCTGTCTACCAGTAAGTGTAGTTGATTGTCCAATACGTGGGTCAAAGAATCTACAACCTGGATTAAGGATAGCACCATACAAACTATTTAGGTTAATCTTTTTAACAAGTTGTCTTTTATCCCAAAACTCTATCTCTGCTTTGTTGTTTGCTTCAAGAGCCTTTCTTTTCATAGCCTGCATTTCTTTACGTTCACTGTACCAACGTTTAAGAAGTCCAGGAATAATACCTTCAAACTCATATGTAAAGATTGTACCATTAGCACTTATCATCCAAGGATTATTACTATCAAAGATAATTTTACTAATTTGTGCACCACTCATTACATCAGATTGTCCATTCTCCCAATCAACAGTAATACTAACATCTCTACGTTCGTCCATTACTGCTTCGAATTCAATTGTACCAAACTTACCTTCCCAAGCAGATGCAAATGATTTCTTTTTCAAGTTCATTTGTTCACCGACATATTTGTTTGTAAGTTCAGGACGCAGTTGTCCTACAATAGTTTCTGGAGCCATGTTCAATGCTCTAATTACTGATGGATACAGTGAATTCAAGTCCATTGAACCAATCCACTTATGTACTCCTACTTTAGGAAATGCCACATAAGCACCTGCGGCTGGATCACTACCAGGTTCTCGTCTTATTCTGTTAGGAACTTGCATTCCTCTGTGATGTGATTCGTTGATAATTGCTTGTTCTGTAACTGCGACAGCACCCATTGTGGTCTGTAGCAAAACAGTATTTGCGTGAGCCAGTTCGTTACTAAGATCAATAAATCTTAGTTTTTTGTCCAACTTGTCCAGTAGTGCAACGTCTTGTCTGTTGTACTCAATGAACTTTCTGAAGTCATTGTTATAAAGTTGATCGAGGGTACCTTCATAAACTGTTTTACGTTCGCCAACTTCCATTTCACCAATGGCATCAAGTCGATATGTGTGTCTTTCTTCATATGTGTATTTACGATATAATTCTAAACTATCTAAATGCACTCTGCCTATTAGGTCATAGGTTTCTTGTGTTCTACCAAATTTTTCATATTCACGTTTTTTAGGAAACTGATCAAACAAACAAAAACGTCTTGTATCATCTTTGCTTAAAACTTTTTGTACACGATTAACTGTATATGGAATATCATAACCTTCACTGTTCCAACCACTTATAATATCTGCATCTTGAATTAAATCAAGAAACGTTTTTAGCATATCGCCTTCGTCTGCAAACAAATGTGTATTAGGAAATTCTTTAACTTGCTCTTGTGCTTCTTCCATTGTCAATGTCTTAGGTGGTATTGCAAGTGTAACAAGACTGTCAAGCCATTGCAAGTGAACTGTAATAGCAGTAATAGGCATAAACGGATCACTCGGATCTGCAAATCCCCTATCTGGATCGAAGTCTGTTTCAATATCAAAGAATGCAATGTTTAGTTTTGGAGCATCGTGATTAAGATAGTTTTCACTCAAACACTGAAAGATTGGATTTACATCACTTTCAAATAGTTCTTTATTTTTGTTGATTGCTAATTCTTTGCGGAAGTCTTTTGTGTTTTTACAAACAATTCTATTTAGAGGCTCACCGTTAATACTTTTGTATTTGCCTCTTGGGTCTGCATAATAAAAAGTGTATTTGACAGGATAATCATGATATTGTCTCTTCCCGTCTTTACGTTCGACAACGCGAATAATATCTGCGTTTCGATCAAAGTATGCGTCTACGTAACTCATTTTCTCTCCTATGCCATTTGGGGCTGGCAAATACCAATAGTCGTTTTTTAGCCGACAAAACTATATAAGTGTTTAGCAACACCTACAACATACATTAGTGTAAGTGAACCATTCAAAAAAATCAAACTCTTTTCTTTCCAAAGTATTCCTACAATCGTCCAAAGAGTTGATGCAACCATAAAACCGTAAATTGCATATACTTCATTTGGAAACAAAGAAAGTGTTCCTGCTGAAGCCAATAAGCAAAAGGTTGATAACCATGCTAACGGCTGATATGGTTTAGCCTGTGTACCTTTTATTTCTGAAATACTCGTTGCCATTTTGTGCCTTATCGTCTATCCATATATCATAATGTGGTTTGCCCAATTTAATTGTTGTAAATTTGACTCCCCAACTTTGTAATTGTGCCTTAGTAAATCCTGTCCAATCTGTTCCTGATCTTGCGCCTCTGGCTGTCCAGTAGTGTATCTCGTGACCTTCATCAAACAATTGATTGAAGTGGTCAATACGTTCTTGTATAGGACGACTATCTTCATAATTACTACCTTCAGTATAACAGATAGTGCCATCGATGTCAACCATATAAATCACCTATTTCTCCAATTCTGGTTGCTTAAAGAAATGTGTTTTGCCCATTCCTTCTCGTATTTTTCTAAATACTAAATTATCTCTATAATGATCGTAGTAACCACGTTTTACAAGTTTTTCACTTGCCTTAGTAGTTTCACTTATTTTTTGGATAATAAAGAATCTTATTGTAGGATCGTTTAATTCGTTTTTGTAGTGATTGTAATTGTATTCAATGAATAGCAAATCTCTTTGTGTAAAGTATGGAGTTTTGCATAATCCAATTAAATCTTGTCCTTCTTCGCGATCAGTTACATGATGCAGTACGATTAACATTCCGTGAATATCTTCTTCATAAGGAAAGTTAATCATATGCTTCATGATGTCCATATATTCTTCTGTGTGTACAATTGGTACACGTTTGGAGTATGCAAAAGGACATCTTGGCATACCACCATCTTTTGGTTGTGAAAGTTCTTTTAAATGAACTTCAAGAAAATTATCAATACGTTTCTTTTCTTCTACTGAAATCATCTACCACCAGCCTGCGGCTACTCCATAACCAAATACATTAATACAAGCAAAATAACCTGTTAGTAATGTTACCCATGCCGCACCTCTTCTAATACAAGCATAGAATTGTGTAATACTTCCTACAAAGAACCCAGGATATACTATAAGCATATTGGGATCTCTGGCCGTTAGTGCAAGAGTCATACTCGCACCCACTGTGAAAATGAAACTAATAAGTTCAAATGCAAATGCAATCTTATCAGATTTATAACTATTGATCCAAAAGTCTTTGATCCGTTGCACTACTTGTCCTTACCAACTGTAACAACAAGTGTTTCAAGATCGTCAAACTCATCAGCAACTTTGTGCCAATCACCTTTATGTGCAATTTTGATTGCTTTATTAATCAATGCAGGTTTAAGATCTAATTCTTGTGCAACTGCTTTGACTGTTTCTTTAAGACCTTCTTGAAGATCTTCAACTTCTCTCATCACATTGGCACCTTCGTTTACCAATCTTTCAAGTTTGGCTTTTTCGTCAGGTCCATAAGTTCTGCTCGACATAATTGTCTCCTATTTTATTAATGCTTTAAGTATATATTCGTCAGGAGTAGTTGTCAACTTGTTTATTGGCATTTACTACTTTTTGGTAGGCTTCTTCGAATCCGTCTTCGTGCAAGTATGCTTCTTCGTTATACCATACACGTTTAAAATAAGAATCGTAACAATCTAAGATACATTGTTCAGTTGTGTTTAAATGTCCTTTAACAATCCAGAAAAGCCTATATGCTTCTTTCCTGTTAACTGGATTCACCTTCTTCGTCCTTTGTCTTATACTGCCATTCGTCGGTATGACCTACGGACCATTTTGGATTATTTTCTACTGTGTAATTTTGTGTGCAAACTTTGAAATCTGGTCTTTTGCGTTCACCAAGGACTAAACTTTGATCTGTAAAAATTGTTCTGTTGTTTGGTTGTGCCGCAAACTGTCCATTATCTAATTTTATAAAATTAAATGATTTATGTTCTGGATCATGTTCTGAAAAATTTGTATTCAATCTATTGTTGTCGGCATGGCAAGTATCAAGTGTAAACATATATTCACCCTTGTGCATTTTCTTATCCTTGCCAAAGAATTCACAATCGCAAAGTAATGGCTTTTTAATTACTGTAATATCGTAATCAAAACAATCCCATATCTGTAATGTGTCTAAAGGTAGTTGATTATCTTTGTCGTAATTCTCTTTCCAAACAAATGCACTCAAAGGTAGTTTATCGTATAATGCACCGTATTCTGTAAGGAGTGTTTCTACGTATAATGCCTTGCCCATTATACTTCTAATGCTAACCCATATCCCAGGAGTAAGTTCTCCATAACCTTTTTGTAAATCGTAAAGGTATTCCTTCTTTACATATACTTCTATAGGTGGTAGGTTATGGACGAGAAAAGCCATAGGACTCCTTATTAAGTTAATCTATATGTATTTATTATTTTTTCTTTTTACGCCCTGCACAATGGGCCTTTTGAGAGAAGCCTTTAGGGTTAGAACAGTTGATGCTTTTCTTGTATTTTGCTGACCATTTTTCTGGAAGTATTTCTCTATACCTCATTTGGTTTTTACGTTCTTGGCTTTACCGCGTCTGTTTTTGTTTGGATCTTCGCGACGCTTACGACTTGCGGCCTTTTTACGACCTTTTTTACCTAATGAATGTGCTTTGCTTCTTGGCAAACACTTAGGCTTACCTTCACTGCTACTGCCTCTTGCACAGTCGCCTCTAATTTTTCCATCTGGGCCAAAGCGTACCCACTTTTGTTTGAACCACTTTTTAAGGTCTTCATTTAAATCTTCTGCAAACAGCAAGTTACCACAGTTTACACAGAAGTCTATATCTTCCTTTTTAACGCAGTTGGGTACACGTTTTCCGAACATGGTTTTCATGCCCTTCTTTTCGTAACCCTTCCAACAACGTGTTCCTTCTATAAGTTCTCTTAAAAGCATATTACTTCTTCTTACTGTTTCCCCAATTCTTTGCGCCTTTCTTTCTGCATTGTACTAATGCACCTGAGGCGTAAGCACTTGGCCAAACTTTATATCTTCTTTTCACTTTGTGATAACAAGCATCTTTTTTGCCAGCCGCTTCGTCAAATTCTGCTTCTGTAATTGGTTTGTTTACGTAGTCTTCTAATACTGGCTGTTTAGATTCTTTCTTAGCCATCTTAGTTGCAGTTGCATACATAACTGCTTCTGCGTCATCTCCATAACGATCTTTAAAATCGCCTTTGGCTTTTTTCATGCCTTTGACGTATTTTTCTTTTTTCTTTTCTTCGCCTGGAGTTAGAGAGCGTTCAGTCTTTTTTTTTGAAGATTCTCTGCTAATTTATTAGCAAGTGTGTCTTTGTAACTCTCTTCTTTTTTATCTTTTTTCGCTTCTTTATCCTTGATTGCTTTTTTCATAGGCTCTTTCTTGTCGCCATCTTTATCCATATCAAGGAAGTCTGGTTTTGCTTTTGCTTCTTGAACTTCGTCAAATTTTTGTTCGTAATCCATATGGTGATATACTGCACCCATATAGTCTGCCGCTTTAGTAATTTTAGATTGCACCCAACCTTCAAGTCCTTCTTGTTCTGAAACACCTTTTAACATTTCGTGCATTTTAATTGCGTACTTGCCAATTTTGTATAGTTGAGCACGAGCCATCTGAACTTCGTGATCTGCTTCTGCTTTATAGGCTAAATCCGCTAACCCTGTTTCTTTAAGATCTTTTTCTTTCATTACGAGTTCCTCTTAACTGGTGCCCCAAAAAAACTGCTGTCCATATCTAATGCATTTTTTGTAGTACCGTCTTTGTTTTTCTTTTGTGGTGCTTTTGGTAATCCTTTATCATCACGTGGACGTTGTCCGTATGCATGAGCAGGATTGCTTACACTTGCAATATTACCAGAGGAAGTTGCTCCTGCTGTTGCGGCTTCACCTATACCGGCAAGTGTTTTTAAATCATTATATGCAGTGTCTGGTGCTTTTGCTGTTGACATAAGACCTGCTAATTGTTTAATTGCATCTACTTCTTCGTTTGATTCAACTTCAATTTTTTGTTTTTTTGCTTGATTTTTTAATCTTTTTAAACGGTCTTTCATTTCATCTTCTACATCTTTATCTTTAGAAGTGTTAGGATCCATTTGAATATCTTGCAATGCTTTTTTCTTTGCTTCGTAATCGTCTTTACCTTTAAGTGAAGTGTCTAATTCTTGTACATCACTTTCTGGAGCCGCTTGTTGTTTTTTAGCACCTGCTTCTGCTTGTTTAACAAGCATCATAAATTTGTTTCTTAGAGTAGTGTCTGATAAAATAGTTGAAAGTTGTTTGGCAAATGGAGCAATCTGTTTTGAAAGGTTGCCTGTTAATGCACCACCTGATGCAAGTTTATCTAAACCCTTTGCCATCATACCGCCTGTGCCACCTTTAGCACCCATCTTAGCCGCGGCCATTTTAGCACCTTGTCCTACTTTTTGTACTGCACCTGCGGCCTTAACAGCAGGTTGTTCTGGTGCTGGGTTTGGAGCGCCTTGTCCTGCTGGATTCGGTGCTGGAGCCGGTTGTTCTTTAATTGTAAGTTCTCTAAGTTTCATACTACTATTTACCTTTTTTACCGCCCTTCATGTTAGCACACCAGTGGTACATTTTACCCTTTTCGCCACCGTATTTACGAGCCTTTGCACGTAAACTACTTACACTACCTTTACAACTTGCACCTGCTTTTTTGACTCTGCCAGGGCGTGATTTACCCTTTTTTTTACCGTCTGCAAAGTTTTCTGTAATACTTTCAACATAATCGTTTAGCATTACAACACGAGCCATGTCTTTACCTTGTAAAAGTAGGCTATCATATCTATGATGTCCGTTTACAATTCTACCTTTACGATCAACTACTAAAGGTTCATATGAATCACTCATTACTTTTGGATATTGTTTGGCTAACTTGCTAAAGTCTCTTGCTCTTTGTACAGGCTTTATGTTGCTTAATTTCATTACACCTTTTTGTCCATCAGTATCTTTGCCTTTGATTTGTGGAGGTGCTTCACCATCAGTGCCTGGTCTAAAGTTAGTATCTTGATATCCGCCAATATCATCAAACTCATAACCTAATTTTTTAAGTGCTTTTAATACTTCTAATCTTTCTTCTTTACTGTATGGAAAAATTGGTAAATCAGGATCCATAGGATTCATATCTGATTTATCTGCATTAGCAGGGTTGGCTAAATTTCTACCCATCTTCATGAAATCATAATCAGGAGCATCAGTATCTACTGCAATACCTCCTGTTGGATTAGGAATAATATCGCCTTCATTCTTTTTATCTGGATCTTTCCATGCTTGACTAAAAGCATTTTTATCGCCTCTTGCCGCGGCCGCTCTTCGTTTTGCAATTTTATCTCTTACACTATCTTCTTCTGGTGGACGTCTTTTAACTGTACGTGTTGCACGTTTAGGACTGTGTGTTGCAAAGCCAAGTATTTCATCTAATGACTCTGCAGGTGTTTTAAAGTGTTTTGCTAAATTCTGTGCAGTACGTTCAAACTTATGATCTTTATGTTTGAATCCTACACCACCTGATGCTTCCCATTTTGCAATATTTTTACCAAAGTCATCAATTAGAATGTTTGGTGTACCATCTGCCTGTGTGGCATACTTTTGTTTGTCAACAGTAATAATAACTTTTTTTGGTGGAAATGCTGTTAAGTTCTTTTTGATCCATTCACGTTTGCTTGGTTCAACTCTTGGGTCACCGGTCATCGGTGCTGAAAGTATATTGTATTCACCTTTAATCTTTTTAATTATACCTAACAGTTTATCTGCATTAGGAGTAGGTTTTAGATTAATCCAAAAATCTTCTGTATCTCTAATTTTTTGTAGTGCGGCGTCAACATTTTTAATCTGTTTCCAATCACTCACACCCATCATTTTTGTCCACTCACCAAAGAAGTCTACAAGCACACCGTCCATATCTACATAAATTTCTGTATCGCTGGATAATTCTTTTGCAGTAACTTCGTTTGTAGATTCTGCAAGACCTAAATTAAATGCTACATTGGTTTTAGGTCCTTTAATTTTTCTTGGATGATTTTGTGGATAGCCGTCTTTGTTTACTTTGAAACCAAACTTGGCGGCTTGTTTTTTAATCGCATCTGGACCTACATCTGGTGTTGTGTTTACACCTGGTACAACTCTTCCGCCAAATTCTTTTAACTGTAAACTTTCTTCAATATCTTCAGGCGGAACAATTTGTGCTTTTAAAGAATCAGCACCTGCTTTCTTTTGTCCCCAGAAACGATGATGTCCGTCTATAACTTGATATCCGCTTTTGTATTTTCTTGCTACTATAGGTGGTATATTTTTTCCATCTTGAACTGCTTTTGCAATGGAATCTACTTTTGCTTTGCTCTTAGGATCATTCATTTTGTCCTCTGGTTCAAAGCCAACTAATTGCTTTATAGGAATATCAACTACTGGACCAGTAGGTTTATAATCACCCATTTCTGCACCAAACCATTTTGGATCTGTTGACAGTTTAATTTTATTTTCTAAGATTTGAAACGCCTTCATTTTTTCTTACGTCCTCTAAATGGAGGCATTTGTCCAGTCATATGTGGTCTGCTAAACCATAATCTAAACCATTCTGGATCGCCTGGCTTGATTCCTTTTTCTTTTTCAATGCGTCTTTTTTCAGTACCTGTAATAGAAATGTTTTCTTTAGCAACAGGTTGCAATCCTTTAAAAGAATATTCACCTACACCTGCTAATTGTTTTAAAGTATCTATGTCCATTACGCCGCCTTCATTTGATTAACAAGTTCATCTTCTAATTGTTTAATATAACTTGAATCTGGTTTAAAGTCTTTAATAATGTTTGTCATTTCTTTACGAGACTTGCCTTCTTTTTCTGCTGTAACTAATTCGTCGTATAATTTTTTACCACCATATAAAGCAATAGCAACTCCTACGGCTGGTAATCCATATTTTAATAAACCTTTTACTATTGGATGATCAATTATTCCTTGTACAAATTCTATAGCATCGGTAATCCATTTTATACTTTTCCATGCAACTAATGAAAAACTAATTAACCATTTATTATTCCATAAAAATTTTCCAAGTGTTAATGCGTGTTTACCATATCTTAAAGTTTGAAATACAACAGGAGCAAATTCATCTATTTGTTCTTCTTTGCTACCAAGTATTGTTGATAAGTTATCATACATTTTTTTAGCATATGGTTGTGCCGCTTTAGTTACACCTTTGCTAAATGCTTCAAAGTTTTTGTCAATTACTGCTTGACGCATTTTACTTGCACTCATACCCGAGGCATCGTCGGCATCAGGATTACGTGATAATCTTTCAAATTTAATTTCTTCAAAGTCAAAAAATCCGTGTGCAGATTTTTGACCGTTGTATTTTTCTAACAATGAACCTAATTTATTTTCACCTTCAAAAAAAGTTACACTTCTATAACCTCTTGCATACAAATCACTTGCGGCGAACATAATATTTTTTGTAAGTTCTATTTTAATATCGGGAAAACTTTTTCTTGCCCAATCTAATTTTTCATTTGGGTTAAGGGGATCAGTAGGAAGTTTAGCAGGACGATCTGTTAAAAACAAAACAGCATCACCTGGACCTTGCTTAACTGCTTCAACAAGTAAACCATGTCCAACAGTTGCAGGGTTAAGTCTGCCTAAAGCAAAACTTACACTTCTATTAGGTTCTGATATTTCCCTTAAAAGCATTAGTATTCGCCTTCTTTGAATGCTTCTACTTCAGACTCATAAATTGATTGAGCCAATGCCTTTCTTTCATCTATTGAAATCAAATCGTTTGCTTCATAAGGTAAGTCAAACTTTTTAATGTAATGGTTTACACCTTTGTCGATCATTGGCATAATTAATCCAATCACTTGATTACCATCACCCTTGTTGTAACTCTGTTGACATTGGCACATTGTAGGATAGTATGCTTTACGATAAAAATTTGTATCGTCTTTCATGTGGCAGTGTAAATCACTTGGCACATCATATGATGGTTTATTATCTTGCACATTAGGATTTATATCATCAAACTTCATTTTTGTCTACCACTTTCTACATGACCAATATCTTGCTTTAGTTCTTGGGCCTGGATTATCACAGTTATGTCTGGCTCTGAAAGAACGTCTACGTGCTGGATTGGATTTTTTGATTTTCATGTTAGGATCACCAAAGTTTACTTTTTTAATATTCTTGGTTTTTGGATCCCTTACATATACTTTGAATTTTTTAACATCACCACGCATTGGTTTACCAAGTGATACTTTACGTCCTTGGTATTCAGCCTCGTCTACGTAGTCCTCATTGAACCACATATCTCCATATGTATGGTAAAAATCATCACCATCATATGTTTCTTCTATAGACTGACTGCGAAGTTCTGCTTCTTTTAAATAATCTACGAATTTCTTAGTCATGTGAATAACCCTTTATATTGCAATATAAAGTATTTATCACTAAATGGTTATACAGAGATTTCGATATCGAACTTGGAATGACCCATATCAAACAGTTTATTTGCTACTCTTTCTGCAATAGCATTAGATTCTTCTTCGTTTACCTGTTTGTGTAGGTCTATAGTAAGCACAGTTTCGCCTTTGTCTGACTCATATACTTCATATGTTGTTTCAGACTCAGTAAGTGCTTCGTCAGTGCAGTTTAGCACTTGTTCTGCAACAATGCCATCTACATCTTCTTCTTTGCCTGGCCATACTATGTTAATAAAATGTGACATTATTACTCCTAATGATTAAGCAAAATACTGTTTACAGTACCGCCTGTGTATTCTACTACTGCTCTTACCCAAACAAAGTTGCCTGTAAAATTAGCATACTTGTTTGCTGTTTCTGATCCTGCTGTATATGAATGCACTGCAAACCAATCAGAAGCAGTAGGTGTTACAGCCAATGAAGCCTGTATTGTAATTGTGCCAATTAGATCAGTAAAGTTATATTGTACTGTGTGTACACCGTCTGCACGACCGTAATAACCGTCGCCTTTATACTTGTCGCCCGTTACAGTGACAGTTGTGCTATCACCCGGGTGTGTATTTGCTGATAAAATTGTTTCACTACTACTTGGCATAAAACTATTTATCCGATTTATGCTTCTACGGTTTCTGCTTGTTTTTTAGGTTCTAATGTAAGTTGCTTATCTTTGACGTCAATATTTACATGGCCACCATTTTTAAGTTCACCAAACAGTAATATCTTACTTAAATCACGTTTGATTTCTTTATCAATAGTACGTTGTAATGGTCTTGCACCCATTTTCTTATCAAACCCAACATCAACAAGATAATCAATTGCTTCGTCAGTAATTGTAACAGTAACTTTTTTCTCTTTAAGCATATCACGTAACTCAACAAGGAATTTACCAACAATTTTAATCATAGTATTCTTCTCAAGTTTGCCAAATGCTATAACACCGTCAAGTCTATTTCTAAATTCAGGTGCAAAGAACTTTTTAAGTTCTGTATCTTCGTAGTCCATTTCTAAATCTTCATTGAAGCCGATGGCATTTTTCTCTGCCTGCTCCGCACCCAAGTTTGTAGTCAAGATTAAAACTGTATTCTTGGCATCGGCTTCTTTCCCGTTGCTACCGGTAACTCTTCCATTATCCATAATTTGTAGTAAAATTTGCGAAACATCTGGATGTGCTTTCTCTACTTCATCAAGTAGTAATACACAGTTAGGATGTTCTTGCAGTTTTGTTATCAAAAGTCCTGCATTTTCCTCATAACCTACATATCCTGGAGGTGAACCAATAAGTTTAGATACAGAATGTTTTTCTTGATACTCTGACATATCAAATCTAACAAGTTCTACACCTAATTCTTTTGCAAGTGATCTTGCAGTTTCTGTTTTACCTACACCAGTTGGACCCATAAACACAAAAGAACCAATTGGCTTGTTTTCAATTTTTAAACCTGCCTGTGCTACAAGAATTTTATCTACAATTTCTTCAATTGCTTTGTCCTGTCCGTACACTGTACGTTTTAGATTTTCATCTAAGTGTGCAAGGTTACTTGATTCTTTTTGTGATACTTGTTCCGGCGGTAACTTAACTGCTTTTGCAAGTTCAAATTCTATTTCTGCTTTGCCAACTACTTTTTCACCTTCAACTTTTTTCAGATTAAAACGTGAACAAGCAAGATCGATCAAGTCAATTGCTTTATCTGGCAATTTCTTATCTGCCATATATTTTACACTCATCTTGATTGCGGCATCAATACCTTCTTCTGTAATTTCTGTTTTATGATAATCTTCGTAATATTTTTTAATACCACGTAAAATATCTTTTGTTACTTCTTTACTTGGTTCTGATACACTTACTCTTTGGAATCTACGCATTAATGCACGATCTTTTTCAAAGTATTTTCTGTATTCTTCCCAAGTAGTACTTGCAACAACTTTGATATCTCCTTTACCTAAGGCAGGCTTTAACATATTTGCAAGATCGTTACTTTGATTAGATCCACCACCTGCACCAGCACCATTAATCATATGTGCTTCGTCGATGAATACAATAGTTTTGCCTTGTTTTTTAATTGCATTCATAACAAGTTTGAAACGTTCTTCAAAGTCGCCTCTATATTTAGACCCAGCCAACATAGCAGGAATATCTAAATTGTAAACTTTGTATTCTTGTAAAAATTCTGGAACTGCTTTATTAACAATATTAAATGCAAGACCTTCTGCAATAGCAGTTTTACCTACACCAGGGTCACCTACAAGTAATACATTGTTTTTTGCTCTACGTCCTAATGCAAGAGCAATGCTTTCTAATTCTTCTGAACGGCCAATTACAGGATCTACTTTATTCTTTTCAACTTCTTGATTTAGATCTGTTGAATATTCACGTAATGCCCTTTGCGACATATTACGCATTTCTTCATCTTCAAATGTTGCTTCAAGTTCATTGTTTAAGTAGTCTGCAAATTTTGTTTTGTCAATACCTTCTTTTTGTATATGGTAAAACGACCAAGATTTTTTCTCACTCATGATGCTTAAAAATACATCTGTACATTCAATATGATGTCTACCACTGAATAATACCTGCGTAAATGCTCTGTTCAATACACGTTCAACAGTTGCAGTTTTACGAGGCTTCCATTTTTTAACATCTTCTGCAACTAATAATTCACTACACTCAGTCTTTAAATAGTTTTCAATTTGCTTTTTAATGTTATCAGGATTAGATCCTGCACCTTCTACAATTTTTACGAAGTTTTCTGAACAAAGCATAGCAAAAAGAATATGCTCCAATGTAACATACTCGTGACGCAACTTTTTAGCATCATTAATCGCTTTATCAAATACTGCTTGTAACTCTTCGCTTGGTTCAACCATATTTTATTATATCCTTATACTTTTTTAATAATTTTGCTTGTTTCTTACGAGCCATATCTAATCTTAGTTTACTTACTCTGTCGATATAGTTTATGCCTTGTAAGTGATCAAATTCGTGTTGGAATATTCTTGCTTCCCAACCCTTAAACTCTATATTACACTCTTTTCCTGTAGAGTCAAGAAAGTTTGCAACCAAAGCCGATGCACGTTTTACCTTAAAATATAAACCTGGAAAACTTAAACAGCCTTCTTCACCTTCTATAGTTTCCGTTGATACTTTTTCAATCTTTGGATTTATAATTGCAAATGGTTCTTTGTAACCTTCAAGGGTCTTTGGCTCCATTACAAATATTTGTGCATCAATGCCTACTTGGTTAGCCGCCAAACCAACACCGTGTTCAGCAGTCATTAGTTCAATCATTTCTTTTTCTATTTGTTTTGCATCTAACTTGTCAAAATCAAAAGGTTGTACCTTTTTATCTAACCAGTCGTTTGGGTGATAAACTAAATTCATTTTAACTTTCTAATAATATCTTTTTGTTCCTCGGTCAAATTCTTAGGAATTAAACCATTAATTCTCATATAAACGTTGCCAGATGTTCCGGAATTGTAGTCAGGTAGGCCTTGTCCATTAATACTCATTACTGTGCCTGGTTGTGTGCCTTGTGGTATGTTAATACTTATAGTTCTTCCGTTAGGCAAACTTAGGTTTGTGGCTGTGCCTAACATCAAATCGAATACACTTACTGTAACTGTTGTGTGTAAATGGTAACCATCTCTTTCAAAATTTGGATCACGTTTTATTCTTACTTTAACAAATAGGTTACCACGTGGCATATTTGGAATACTATCGTCACCTAAACCACTATAATTGATTGTGTCTCCGTGTCTTACACCTTTTGGAATATCTATATTAACAGTTTGTTCTTTACCTGTATTGGTCCTAAATGTTGCTATAACACCTTTACCAGTGTAAACTTCATTTAGTGTAATATCACAAGCAATCGTAATATCTCTGTTACGTGGTTGTCTTCTTTGTTGTTGGAAACCATTGCCAAAAAATGTTGAAAAGATATCTTCCATACCACCTTGGCCCATATTAAAATGGAATGATTGACCGCCCATATTATTTGGATTGAAACCTGCTTGTTGTGGATCAGCAGTTCCGAATTGATCGTACATCTGCCTTTTTTCTTTATTACTTAGAACTTGATAGGCTTCATTTATTTCTTTGAATTTAGAATCGTCACCACCGGTACGGTCAGGATGGTGTTGCATACTTTGTTTTTTGTATGCTTTTTTGATTTCTGAATCTGATGCGTTTCGTGATACGCCTAATAAGTCGTAATAATCCATAGCAGTATTATATACTTATTTTAGACGTTTGTCAAATGCTATTTGTCTGACTTCTTGCTTGACCCAGTATATAAACCAAACCATGCCGCACCAGCACCAACAACAATACTAACCAAACCTGATTGTTCCATTGTCGGAGTTGGAATAGCCATGTACCAAATTACAACTTTGTATAACAAATAGATATATGTTGTAATAAAGATACGTGGAAAAATTCTCCAACTATCTACTGCTCGTGCTAAATGAATTAGTTTAGCATAAGGATTTGGACCTAAGTCCTTAACTGAAGTATCAACTTCTAACTCAACGTTTACTTTTTTCTTGACATCAGCCACTGGCTTGCCCCCTTCTTTACTTTTTTCTTCCATTTTTTATAATCTCTATTTCTTTTTTGTTAGAGTTTATTTGATCATCTTGTGCCTTATCTATCATTGCCTGTATTCTACGTCCTTTTTCTTCGTCGGTATCTAAGTGTAAATCTTTATTAATAATTTTTTCTAACTTATGTAATTTAATTCTGTCATTACTAATGTATCTCCATACGTAACCTTTGTCACTGTACACACCGAATACACTTTCACGTAATCCAATTTTTACTATAATTGCATCACAGTCATCAAGGATGATACGATCACCTTCATTGAATGCAGGATTAAATTTAAACTTTAATCCAGCCATTAAATTTACTGCAAAATCTTTAAACCAAAAGACTGCTGACAGTGAAATTAAGATAGCAATCCACGGTGCTATTATATCGGATATTTCCATTCCTAATTGGTCAAACATTTTACTTCTTCTTGGCTTCTAACTTCTTGATACGACTTTCCATTGCGTCTAATTTCTGCTTAAGAGCAGGAAATTTTTGCATTGTTTTTTCTTCCGCAGTTAATATTTTTAGATCATATCTTTCTGCCGCCCAGTTGTACCATGATTCCATCTTTCCATAGAACCATTTACCCATCGCTGTTTTCTTAAACCAGGCATTTGTAGCCTGTCCAAGCACTGCACCAACTATTGATTTAACTATAAAAAACCACATATACGTCTTCCTTTGTATATGTATTTATCTGCGTATATTAGAAATTACAGGATACTTCGCCCTTGGGTTTGAAATTGTCTCTTTTGCGTAAATCGTCTACAGTTTCGATATCAACTACAACTCCTGGCTTAACTTTGCAGGAAGTTTTAGCACAAGAGGCCACAGCGAGGCACAGTATTATTGCGAATATTTTGTACACTTATTCGGCTTTTTTATCGCCTTCGTAGTATTCTTTGTACTGGTCGATGATTTGACGTTGCTTAATCATATAAGCACGTATTTGATTGAAGTTTTTTGATAAAAGTTCGTAGTCTTCGTCACTTAAACCAAATAGAACAGGATCTTTCCCTTGTTCTTTTAGTTTAGCAAATACTTCTTCTGCATTTTCACTGGTAATAATTACCCACTGAATTTTTTCCATCTTAGCCGCTTCAGGCTCTGATAAGTTTAGAGGTGCTCTTTCAACCTCTGTTTTAAATATATCAAGTTGTTTGACAGAGGAACAACCTGAAAGTAAAAATCCTATTAGTAATATTACTAATACAATTACGCCTCTGCCTACGTGTCTGAAATTTTCATTAGTCATAAGGTACATACTTCGGATTGGCTATACTTGGACATTCAGAATTAATTTCTGATTTCAAAGTAGCATTCTTTTCTTTTTCAGTTAGAGGAGCACCCATGGCAATTTCTGCACAACGCATTGCCTTGTCACTTGCATTGTTAATAATACGTTCAACGGATTTTGCTCTTTCTTCTGCAAGTTTACCAATGTCTCTAACTTCACCTTTGCCATTGATTTTGTTAAAACGTTTGTCTAAAGCATTATACTCTGCCGTTAATATTCTGTTAGTTTCTTCAAGTTTTTTATTTGCTTCTAATATTGCTTTGAAGTCTTCGGCCTGTTGCTCAATAACAGCCTTCTGTTCGTTAATGCTTGTCTCTAACTTTGCATTATTGGCTTCACTTGTAGCAAGATCTGCCTTGAGGTTTTTCACATATATAACACCTCCGCCAGCACCTGCTAACATCATTAATACTATTGCTATTTTTATAGAACTAAACACTCTTGCTCTCCACTATTTTAACAAAGTCACCAACTGTCTTTACGTTGGCTTCTTCTTCACTTGAAATAGTTGTACCTGTTGCTTTTTGTATTGCAATGGTTAGTTCAACAATATCAAATTCGTCAGCACCTAAGTCATCTATTAAAGACGCTTCTGGTATGACCTTAGACGCATCAATGTCTAAATGTTCTGCTATTGCTTTTTTAATTGAATCTAACATTATCTTCCCGACTTACAGACTTCGATGGTAATTGGCTTACCATCGCCGTCCAAATATTCTTTGTAAAGAGGTCCTTCGTGATATTCGTGTCCACAGTTAGAACAAGTATATTTTACTTGCTCATTGATATCGCGGTTTCCTTTGTTTCGTTTACTCTGCGTGTCCATCCTCTACCAAATGTTTTGAATGTTGATAACGACTCGTAATAGTCTTGACGAATCTGTTGATATCCTTCAATAGCGGCAGTAACGCCTTTTGCTTCTACAAATCCCTGTGTCTTAGCAATAGTGTTTGGACCAATCCAACCATCTACTTTAGAGCCTACTAATTGTTGTAAGAATTTTGTTGCTCTATGTCTACCTGCATTTACACACATATCAAATACGCATAAATCTAAACCTGCAGGAATATCGTCAGCCATTATAGCAGTCCAATAGTTCTTTTTGTAGATTGGAGTTACATCTGCTTCTGTTAAGTTTTTAATTCTTTCTTTAGTTACAACTTTACCTACCCAGTCTTCGTAAGTTTGTTTTGTTACACCCATGTTAGTTGCACCACCTGGGTCTTTTGGATGATCTACGTATCCACCTTCGTGGTGTAGAATAATCTTTAAGCACTCTTTAAAATTGTCTTTTGCCATTGTTTAACCTCTTGTACAAATTAATGAATATCCATTATTTTCAAGCACTAACTTTTTACCATATTTTGTAATATTATAATCACCTAAATATTTGGTTAAGTAAATGACTTCTGCAAAACCATTTACATCTAATGCTTCGTTGATATTTACCTCTTCAGTAGGAGCAAAATCAACAAATTGAAAACTAATTGGATCTTTATATGTGTTTTTTATTCTTATAGTGGACTCGCCGATCATTTCAACTGATTCAGCATAACTCTTATTAAAGAAATTTTTGTAGTTGTCCATGTTACTTTCATTTACTCTAATATCGTAAGCATCTTTATCAGTTGGAATCATTTCAGCCAAGTTTGCTTCACTACAATCATGGCTTCTAAAACCTTTGTAATATCTAAACTTCATACCGTCTAATCCTGCAAGTTTAGAAATCCCTCCGGTTAACTCGTGAATCTGTGTTGGAGCATCTTTGCCTCTTTCGATTTCAACAAACACTTTATACATACCGTCTGCTTGTTCACCGTTAGTAGCATCTGCGTCAAGTACAAATGGATATCCTTTTTCTAAAAAGTTTTCAAGGTCTTTAGCACTGCCTTCATTCTTTGTAGAAAAACTTAAAACAATAATATCTCTATCATCGCCCATTTTACTTTTAAATGAATCTATTTCAAAAATATTATCAACCAGATCCTGTAAATCGTCTTGTCTTAATCCCATTATACTGCTCCTGCGTCTGCTGGTGCTTCTGCGCCTGCACCTACTCCTGCCTCAATACCTGCTTCTGCTGGTTGAGCCTCTGGTGCTGGAGCATTTTCTGTGCCAGGTTCTGTTTGTAAGTCAAGCATTTCATTGTATCCACTATAAATGTCAACAATTAACTTTTTAGGCATCATTATTTCTACTACCCAAATAGGCAGTCTGTCTAACTTACCTTTTTTAGTACCTGGTCTAATATCATCTGGTTTTTTAATCTTACGTGGAATAAGAATATGATCTTTTTTGTATGTTACTTTACAGTCGTAATCAAGCAATCTTTTACCACCCATAGGATCTGGCATTTGCTCCTGTGGCCACATAAAAGAACAAATTACCCAATGTCTTTTAATTTTAGGACCAGCAACTAATTCACCATCTTCCCAGTTCTTGTAAACGTACAAATCAAGTTCGTCAAGCACTCTTTCAAAGTCTTTTAGAACCGTAAATGCAGTATCGCTTTCGTATATGCCCTGTACGTTCTTGATTACTTCAATTACATCTTTCATAGTAAATATCCAATCTTATACACTTATTTATCCGGTTTGCATTTATAAGTTAGCAGTTTTGTCACTAACTATACCTACTAAATATTATTGTAGGACGCAAAAGTAGAGCGTCATGCTTTATTTGTGCGTAGTACAAGTTAATCCATAAAGGAGGAACTGCATGGGTGCAAGAAGAAGTGCTCGAAAGAGCAAACACTACAATAGCAATATTGTGGAAATCAACAATTTTCTTCCACAGAAGAAAAAAGAAGTCAAAATCCTTCCAAGAAATATATCACAAGAATCGTATATGCTTCAACTGTTAGACTCAAAGAAAAACATAGTTTTTGGCATTGGGCCGGCAGGAACAGGTAAAACACTGTTAGCAGTACAGACTGCGATAAAACAATTTAAGGAAGGCTCAGTAGATAAAATAGTAGTAACAAGACCAGCCGTAAGTGCTGATGAAGATCTGGGGTTTTTACCTGGCACATTAGAACAAAAAATGGCGCCATGGACAAGGCCAATCTTTGATGTCCTACAAGAGTATTTTACAGCAAAAGATATAGAAGGTATGTTACAAGAAGGTGTAGTAGAAATTGCACCTTTGGCTTTCATGCGAGGGCGTACATTTAAACGTGCTTTTATAGTTGCTGATGAAATGCAAAATGCTACAAAAAATCAAATGAAAATGTTGCTAACAAGATTAGGAACAGGATCTAAAATGGCTGTTACAGGAGACCTGGCTCAAGCAGACAGGATAAGTGATAATGGACTTATTGATTTTTGTAAACATTTACAACATCATGGTAATGCAGATCGTCTATCAGTAGTTGAGTTTTCAAAAGGAGATATTGAAAGACATCAAGCCGTTAAGGAAGTTTTAGAAATTTATGGAGATGTAGTTTAGTCTCCGGGAAGATTAGTATCCCGAGCATCTACTTTATATAGTTTCTTTGCTTTCACCCATTTAATCCAGCCTGCATAAGTCATTTTGTGTAGGCTGGATATTGCCCACTGACGTTTCATGACTGTTTCGTTCAGTTCCATAGTTCGTGCAATCTGTGTTTCACGTTTAAATGGTATTACCTGAACAATAGGTTCACCCATTTTGATAGTTATAGGTTTAATTTCTTTTAGCATAATATTAATAGGACTCTGTGGAGCACCTAAATCATGATCCATAACCCCTGGTACTGCTTCCCAGTTTCTATCTTGATGATAATACATAGGAAGATATAATGTACTCCAACCTGGCTTGTTCCAAGTAAACCAAGGATTGTCTAATTTTACTGCACCGCGAACACTAAACTTTTCATTCATAAATCCTTGTAATTGTTCGTCAGGATGAAAAGCATCTTTATACATTTCATCACTGTATCGTGTTTGTATAAACTTACCATCTGGTGTTGGTTCAATAGTTATATCACACCAAGCAGGAATAACAAATCCCATACTCATATAATCTGTAATACCAGGACAGGCTCTTACAGTTTTTAAACTGTCAATGTTATGTTCAGCCTTACCATCTTCAAAGTACGGACTCATCTTTTTAAATTTTTCTGGGAAAAACTTTCCTGCAGGTTCAATAGGAGCATACTTTCTTACTCCCCAATTATTACAGGCAAAGTTAATTACTGGATCATTATTTTTAAAAAGATTTTTTATCCAATTTATCATATTTTTGTTACTTCAACATTACTTTTACGCAAAAATTCTATTCCATCGTTACTACGATAATTATCTTTAAAGTACACTGTGGTAATGCCACTTTGGTATATTAGTTTAGCACAATCTAAGCAAGGACTATGAGTAACAAATAGTGTAGCATTATTACCACTTTCATTCGACTTTGCCAATTTAGCAATAGCATTTGACTCTGCGTGTAAAACTTCTGGTTTAGACTTTAAAACCAAACTACCAACTTCGTCTTGTCCTATAACTTCTTCACAGTCATTGTCCCAACCACTTGGCATTCCGTTGTATCCAATAGAAATAATACGATCATCTTTTACAACAATCGCACCTACATTTAAACGTTTGGCATGACTTAATTTTGCAAAACGTTCTGCAACATCCATATATGCATCAATGAACTTCTGTTTCATTAAGTAAATCCTTTGCTAACGGAAATATATCGGCAATTACTTTTGCACAGGCATGAGCAATTTCCATATGCTCTTTTTGTGTACCGTTAGCACCACGTAGTTCTATATAGTGTATCCAAGAACGTAGTGTGCCATTCATATACAATCTGGTCTTTGTTAATCCTTCTGGCAAAACTTTACGAGCAAGTTCTTTAGCAATCCCTTTTTTAATTGCCCAATCATATTCTTTTTTAGCCAAGTGTGCGATACGCATCTGTGCGTGTAGCCAGTCTATTTGTAATTTTTTATCATCTACCTCAATACTATTCTGCCTATTCTTTGTATCCTGCAATCGTGCTTCACTGTATTCAAACAGTTCTCCTTGATCTTCTGGATCAGCATAACGTTGACTAAACTCCTGAAAACTAAAACTTCTGTGTCTTACAATTTGATGTGCAATATCACGTGTAGTATTAATTTCTAAACAAGCATTTACCATTTCAAGTGGCGACCAGTGAGCGTGTTTAATCAAGTACTTGATAAGTTTTTCACTTGTTTCAGAATTCATTTGATTACTTGGATTCGAAACCCTTGCACAATAGGCAATAAGTTCTTGACAATCTCCTAAATCTGTTCCTTCTGGTGCTGTGCTATATGAAATTAATTTTACATTGGTCATTCTGTATCTCCTGCTTCTCTGATTCTAACACTAATGTTTCCTGATATTGCAACACGATCGTGATCACAGTCTTGCACAGGTACACAATGACTAACGTGTCCTGGAAACAAAACTAATAATCCACTAAAAGGTTTTACTTCGTAGTTTGCAGTTTTAAATTGTAGTGGCGCACAGTTCTCACAAGCATTTACATAATAGACAAAACTAAATGTTGATGGCCAATGTGCGTGTTCTATAGACTGATGATTGCTTTTGTTTTTGTAAACCATTCCCCAACAATCTACTATCTTAAAAATCATTGATTGTGATGCCGCAGGACTTAATCCTTCTACACTATTAATAGCCTGCAAAATAGCAAAATCACAAACGTGTTTAAAGTCGGGATCGTTATGCATAAAGAAGTCGGTCATGTCTGCTTTGACATTGCTTCTGTGTTGCATTTCGTCACCAATTGCTCTAATCTTTTGTTCTAATATTGGATTTAACTGACTTATACCTCGTTGAAACGCAACCTGAATAATATCGCAGGCTTCTGTTGCTTCAGTTTTGTGTATAGTAAAATAATCCATTAACCTGTTCTTAATAATACATGATATCCGTATTCTGTTTTAATCGGCACTGTCAACATTTCGTCTTTGTTTATTTGACTGATAGGATGTGCGATTTCATATTCCATATCACCTGGATAATCAAACCAACCCAAGTCGCCTCCATTCTTTGCACTTTTTCTACAAGCACTATGTTCTCTTGCCGCTTGATCAAATGTAAGTAAACCTTCTACAATGTCTTGAATGATAAAGCCTGCTTCTTGTTCTGCCGCTGGAGCAGGTCGATTGCTTGTTTGTGCAGTAGCGCCTTCGTGACTGATTAGTATGTGACTCGCTCTAAGTCTCTTTATTTCCATCTTTCTTCCCGCCTGGTTCAGGAGAGAAATGCTCTTTAAATTTGTTTGGAACTAATGCCCAATCTTCGGCATCTTCTGGAACATTGGTAATATCTTTGACATTAATATTAGGCCACTTTCCACTGTATTCACGATTATGTTCTAACCAAAAATCTGACGTAGGATCGTTGTCAGAAATAATTGCACTTACAGGACACTCAGGTTCACAAACTCCACAATCAATACATTCGTCCGGATTGATTACAAGCATATTCTCGCCTTCATAAAAGCAATCCACAGGACATACTTCTACGCAGTCTAAGTGTTTGCATTTTATACAGTTTTCGTTTACAAGGTACGTCATATTAATATGTATCCAATTTATAGACGTGCTAAACGAATCATGGTTGCGGCCAAATTAATTTCTGGATCTGCAACAAGTGTGTGATCAACAAGTCCTTGTTTAATAATTAGAATAGCATTGTCTTGTTTTTCTTCATCACCAAACAAAGTGATATTGTCATAAAGCCATTTGTAGATATCTTCTACTTCATCTGGCCTTACTTGACTACAAACAAGTTTTCTTGCTTGATTAATTTTGCCTGCTTTAAACAGTTCAACCATTTCAAGTTTATAATCTGCTTCACCTGTATCCCCGTCTTGTGGTTTTTGTAATACACCATCTACACTATTCATCTGCACCATGTTAATGCATTTACGTAAGTCTGGATACGTTGCTTTTACAAATGTATCAAGTGTATCAAGATCTGGTTGTACACCTTCATCAATTAAGATTTGTGCCACCCTTGCAGTAAATTCTGTTTGATCAATACGTTCAATATGAAAGCCTTGACATCTTGAATGTAGTGCAGGAATAATTCTGTTTGGATAGTTACAAGTTAAAATAAATCTACTTGTAGTATGATATTCTTCCATTACACCACGCAGTGCCGCTTGTGCGTTTGGACTTAGATAATCAGCCTCATCAAGTAGCACAACTTTGAAATCACCGAATGGAATCATTTGCACAAAGTTTACAATTTTATCTCTTACATCTTCTACAGAGTTTGTTCTACTTGCATTTATTTCAAGTATATCTAAATCATTAATTTCAAGTTCATTAAACAAAATCTTTGCAAGTGTTGTTTTACCAATACCTGCATTACCACTAAACAACAAATGTGGAATAGTGCCTTCCTTGATCCATTGTTTTACTTGTTTCTTTTGATGCTCATCTCTAAATACGTAACCATCAACTGTATTAGGACGATATTTTTCTACCCAAAGTTCTTTCATGTCAGACTTCCTTTATTCATAATGTATAATATACACTATTTTTTTGTTGATGTCAATGAATACTTTTCTTATTTGGTGGAAGATCTAAATTTGCTGATGCCAAAATATCATCAAGCATGGTATGAAGTTCTTCCGGATTCAAATGATCTTTATAGATTTGGATTGCTGATACAACGGCCGCTGATGCAACAATCAAAGGTTCTTTGCTTTTTTGTGCTTCTTTTTGAATTAGTTCGTTGATGACATAGTACACATTACGGATATCTGCATCATCAAAATTCATATTATAAGTCGCCTTCTTTTCTATTCTCTGAATAGTGTACGTCAAACTCTCCTCCAGGATATCTGGCTTTAAGTTTGTTTACGTTTTCTGCAACTACTTCGTTAGGATCCAACCCAAGAGCACGGCAACTATTAATCCAATACCACATAATGTCACCAAGTTCTCGTTTGCAATGAAATATAGTTTCATCGTCCATTGGTTTACCTTGGAAGATACATTTTTTAACAATTTCACTAAACTCGCCTCCTTCACTTGCGATACCAATAGCACCTGTCATTAGCAGTGCTACATTTACACCTGATTCTTTTTCTAAATCAATTAGTTTATTATTAAGCACCATAGTGCTATTTGATTCTTTTGAAGTTACTTCTTGTACAAATTCTTTGTACTTGTTAAGATCTACGTTTGACAATTTTACCTCTTCTTCTTAATTAACAAAATCTTCAGGACGGTGTGCAGGTTGACTTAAATCAATGCTCTCACCATAATAAGCAAGATCATTTGGTGCTTCATCTGAAACGCCTAACACACCACTTGGATCTACTGTACGAAGAACTTTAGTTTCTCCGTCTTCATTTTCTACTGCAAATCCTCTTGACCAACGACCGTGTTCAATTAACACCCAATCGCCTACTTTGTAGTCGTCTTTGTTTTCGTGTCCGATAGAAACTATCTTGGCCCAACGTGGTTTGACACCATGTGTTTGACCATCATCACTTGGAAGGATAATACCACCCTTTGTAGTGACTTCACCAAATTCCATATCAGAAACCATTAACCTATCATGTATAGGTCTCACTTCACCTTTAATAGCATTTAGATTAATTGTTGACATCTACTCACCTTTTTTAACAAAATTGCCGTCTGCGTCTTCTACCCACTCGTCTTCAACTGCATCAATTTTTTCTTGTACTTTAGATTTTGTTGCTGTCTTTTTTGGAGCAGGTTTTTCTTGTACTACTGGAGCAGGTTCATCTGCTTCTTCACGTACAGGAAGTTCAGGCTCAACGTTTACTGGATTATCTCTGTAATAATCTGCTAAAACATCTTCACGTGTCTTAACAATTTTACCACCTGGGCCTAATTCATCGCCACGTGCATTTACACGAGCATTTCCAACCGCAGGAGTAAGTTCGTTTTTTTGACGAAGTAAATCCATATCAACAGTTTTACCTTGCATACTTTTGTAGACTTTTCTACCAGTTTGTTTTACTGCCATAGTTTTCTCCTATTATGTGAGTATTTATCGAAGGAACTCACGCCAGTCCAGGTCATACTGGATTGGATCAATTCTGTGTACACCAATTAAGTATAATACAAAACTTGATACACTTGATCCTCTTCCAACTCCCCAAACTATATTATTTTCACGCATATAATCAACCAAATAAATCATATAACGTAGTAAATCATACATATCCCTTTTGTGAAATTCTTCCAATTCTTCATATGCACGTTTTACTTGTTCTTCAGTTTCACACTTATTAATAATGTGTTCTTCTACATTAAGTTGTTTGTATTCCTGTGGCATAAACCATTCGCTCTGGCATACATTATCAAAATCTTTTTTATCAACATCAATTGGAATATATTTGTTAAGTTCTTTATTACCAAACTCTTTTGATACACTATTAAATTTTTCTATTTCATCATTTGGATCGCATAACACCACATGGCATTTATCAATATGACCTGTGTAAATCATATCGATCAAATTCTTATTAGAGAATATAGGAACACCATTCGGGTCAGTTTTTATAAGCATAATAATATATTAACTTATATTAATTAAATTGTCAAGATCTTTATTTTGATTTTTTGCCATTTCCTTGGCATGGCGAGTCCTAATTTCTAATCTGTACATTTCGATTAGTGTAGCCATTTGATTTTTAACTTGTGGATTTCGAGTCATATAGAACTTTTTAGTTAGTTCACTATATTTTGCTTCTAACTCTTGATTTGTATATTTGTCTAAGTTATCTTCAATAGGATGTAGCATTAACTAAACTGTCCAACGTAGTGAGCAAAAATTGTGGAACCTGCATTGTAAGTCCAAAAATCAATTACTTGTGGATTAGCATCATTAGTAATTGAAATTGATCCAGGGTTGTTACTGTCTACGTGTGGAAAGTCGCCATCATACTTAATCTGGCTACCTGCTTCAGTACCCCATGTTACTGTTCTTGCAGAACCATCATTAACAAGCATGACTCTAATTTTACCAACTTTACCAGATGCTGGCCAACCTGTCGTAGTAAGTGTTACGTCACCACCAATTGTAAAAGTTTGTAAAGGTCCATTTTGGAAATCGATGTTTTGAGAGTTTTGTAATGTTCCGCCAGCATTAAGTTCTTCACTGACATTAATTAAATTAGCATTAGAAATATTGTTTCCTAAGAAATTGTTGTTTTCGTTCTTTTTCGCAGTGTTATCCTGCAAACCTTCAATTTCAGATTTTGCCGCTACAAAGTTGTTTCTAATAATACCAAAATTGTCTCTAAATCCTTGCGAGTCGTTATCTTGCCCTGCTACCGGATAGTTTTGGTTAATACTTACATCATCAATATTACTTGCCATTTTAGTTCCTCTCTACTTTTATTTATCTGCTTTAGATATTGTAATCATAATTAGCGAAAAGTATGTATTGTTCGTTACTGTTTCCAGTAGTAGAATCGACTGTATATCTGTCAATATCCATGTTAATTGTTTTGAAATCAAAGTTTCTGTTCTTAATATTCAATAATATTTGATCTGCTGACCCTGATTTACAGTATGCAATAGGAATGGCTGTAATATATCCTAATTCTTGTACACTGTTCTCCTGTGCTGTACGCATCCATAATGGTAAAAAGTCTCTTTCAGTAACACCTGTTTCGCTAATTCTATCACGCATATTTTTGATGTTAGTAATGTATTTTACTTTTGTACTGTCATTGCCTACTGTTAAAGCATCACTGTCTACTTTTAGTGTGTTATTAATAGGTCTAAATCTATATGGTTCTGCTTGAGTAATTTCAAATACCTGTTCTGAAATAACACTTGATCCTGATCTAAGTGTAACAGTAATATTACCTACTGTTGGAAATACTACTCGACCACTTCTTGTTACAATTTCTAAATCATTACCTATACTTGAAACTTTAAGTGTAGGAGTTCCAACTCCTCTAATTTGCAAATCAAAACTACTTGATCCACTTCCTAATGCAGTATTGTCATTGAGTGTTTCGAACTGTACACTATCAACTGTAATTTTATCGCCTTTGGTTACTGTAACTGTTTTTGCAACATCACCTTTGGTAGGCATATAAGGGTCAACTACTTCTAAGTAAATTACCTCATACACAGTATCATTTGATCCTGGGTTTTTAGCCACTGCTTTTTTAAGTTCACCTATTTGGAAAGTTTTACGTTTATGATTCTTAGCACTTGCGGCCACATAATTTCTAATATTCTGTGTTAAGATACCTGCGTATGCTAACATCTTGACATCTTTTTGTACACCAAATTCTGGGTCACCACTTCTGTAAATTAAGTCTGGTGGAAATATATTTGGATCAGAAATAAATTTTGTATATTCATCTCTTATACTTTGCTTCATGAAAGGTTTCATATATAAGTTGCTGTAAAGATTATCATCTGGATCTAATACATCAATTGTAAATTCTCTGTCTATTGCACTGTAACCAAATCTATCTTCTGCTCTAACAGTAAATTTGAACTCTCTATCTAATATTGTTTTTGCACCATCAAGTGTAAGTGTACCATTATCAAACACAGTCAGTCCTGGATTGCCTGCGGTACCAAATTGATTTACTTTACCTATAATTTCACCGCTTATGTCTAACGATAATCCAGGTGGTAAACTTCCACTCTGTAAACTGTAAATTAATCTTGAATCTGGTACTGTGGTAGTTGCTTTAACACTTAAAGTACTAATAAAGTTTGCACTAATGTTACCTAAGTTACTTGCAGTTTGCCAACTAATAGTACTATCAATTTCTCCTAATATTTTAACAGTAAATGTTTTGTTCTTACTTGCTAAAATTGTTTCAGGCACACCGCCAAGTCTTGTTGCTTTGATTGTGAATTTGTATTCTTTAGTTACTGCTGGTTGATATGGAACACGACCTGCAATTTCACCAGTTGTACTATCTAAACTCATTCCGTCTGGTAGTGTACTTGCACTTCCATCGTCATTTAATGTTTCTAAAGTGTATTGTAATCTTCCTGCTATTGTTTCTGTATCTAAAACATCAAGGAAAAATGTTAGATAATTATTGGCTCTTCTAAAACCTAAGTTTGCTGGAGTAAGCCATAATGGTGTTCGTAAGTATGTATTATCAGCAGTAAATAAACCGTTAGCAATTTGCATTTTAGTATTATCTGCTCTTAAGAAATCGTCACCAACAAGATAAATTTGGAACTTACGTTTTGTAAATGTATCGCCGTCAGTAACTGTAACTATAAATTCATAATAACGATTTAGTTTTCTTGGTTGTCTTGTAGGTATTTTATCATCATAAATTCTTGTATCGTAAAAGAAACTGTCAAAACCGTTTGCACTTCTTTCACCAAAGTCAAAAGGAAATGTACCATATATATTTGCGTCATAGTGTCCACTGCCAGCACGTTTGTCTAAAGCAAGAACTGGTTCTACTACTCCAACAATTCTGCCATCTATTGTTAGTTTTAGTCCCGGAGGTAAATCACCATCATCATCTTCAATATAATATTGTAAAGTATCACCTGCCGGTAGATCAGGATCTATTGCTTGTAGTTGGAAATCAACCACAGTGTTATCAAGTACAAAATATTTGCTATTAGGATCTACTTGTAATAAACCCTCTTTAGTAGTCCAGGTAGGTTCATCAGGTCCGTCAATTAATATTGTAAATGTTCTATCTTCAATACTGCCATCACTTGCAGTTGCTCTAAGAACAAATTTAGATTCTGTAACTCTTGCTACTTCAAACGGAGTACCTACTACATATAAACCATCAATACGTAATCCACCGGGCAATTCTCCGCTGATTACTTTTACATTAGATATTGTATTAGATGCTGTATTAAGTGGTAAAGCAAATCTAATGGTGGCGTTTTCCGCAAATACACCAAGTCTACTACCAGTATTTAATGTCCAGATTGAAGCCATAATTATTCCTTATTCAGTAGTATTTATCGGAATCTTTGACTATGCTTAAAGTGGATTTGTTATTGTTCCAACGTCAATTGATAGGTCGTCTATTGTGCTATCGTCTTGTAAACCAGGCTGTGAAATAGTGCCTAAGTTAATATCCACTGCTGATCCTAAGAATTCAATAATGCTTGATGTACTGCCTGTAAGTGTTCCAAAGTTGAAACCGTAAATATCACGTACATCTACCATGTGTACAAGACTTTCAATATTTCTTACATTTAAAATATCTCTGTTTTGTCCATCTAAGTTTGCACCAAGTTGTGGAGTTAAATCTGTAGAAAGTTCTGTTGCGGCATTTATTGAAATCCCATTTGCACCATTAACCTGTGTAGTTACATTGTTACCACCTGCAATAGTAAATGTTTCACCTTCTGATAAAGTGATATTTCCACTGTCTGTAGCAACAATTAAAGATTGCAAACCACCAACACTGCTAATAATAACGTTATTGCTATCAGAAGTTACAGTAACATTTCCGCCTGCTTTGATCTTTTTAAACTGTAAATCATAAGTGACTTTCTGTGCGAAAACACCTTCACCCACAGTGCCTAAATTAGATGCAGTTGTTTGTTCAGGAATTCTATTTGAAAGTTCTGTAAAGTTATTATTAACCTTTACAAATGCTTCTCTTAGATCATCACCTGTACCGTCGTTTGCTACTTGTCCAATGTTAATAGTTTGTATTGCCATACTAATATTTATCCTATTCTGGGTTCCCTTTAACTTACTCTTATTATGCCATTCATAGAACTGTGATATTGACAATTATAGTAATAATCGCCTGCGGTAACGCCCGTTGTATTCCAAACGATAGTACCAACTTGACCGCCGTTATTGCTTACACCTGGCACTGTATTTCCGGTACCAACTGATTGTGTTGTTTTAATAAACATAGGATGTCCTGGGTATCCTGGATTATTTACAATTAATGTTAGTTGGTCACCACTGTTAATATTAATTGTTGGATTATTTCCAGTTACACTGCCATTTCTATCTGAACCTGAAAAAGTCCAAGCACTGTTAGGTACAACGCCTACTGTCAAACTATAAGAATTACCTTCAACTGCTGATCCTGGTTCTGGGTTTCCTTTTATAATACTTCTTTTTGGCCTTGGAAATAAAGCACCTGTTGTAGGCCTCTGCGTATATCTTGATTTAGGAAACAGTGTACCATCTAATGGTCTTTCGTGGTGATATTTTGCGTGATTATTTGGTGACCCTTGTAAATCATCTGAATCTGTAGGAATATCAGTTGCAGTAGCATCATAAAGTTGATCCTGTGCTGACCAAGTTTTTAGTAGATACTCTTTTACTTGTTCTTGTTTGAAGTGTGGATATGCTTCCATCATACAGGCTACAATTCCTGCTACCTGCGGACTTGCCATTGAAGTTCCTGATATTTTTCCAATACGATAATTACTATCTCTTGCATCTGTAATTTCGCCAAGTGCAGATGGGTTAAGTGGACTTTGTATATAATGTCCTGGTGCGTAAATATCTACTCCAGGACCACAGTCACTAAAGTAAACTTTTCTATCTAAACTATTTGTGTATGCTGTATCTGTTGCACCTACACAAATGTTAGGTATATCATAAGTACCATTTACTGTATCATCATTTGCTGTAGGAGAAGTACCACGCATATAGTAATAAGTATTGCCACCCATTTCAAAAGTATTATCCCAATCAGCACCTCCAGGCACATCATGTTTCCATGCACCGTTGCCTGCCGCACCAATATATATTAATCCTTCATCGATTGCATCTTCGATATCTGCATCAAGAGCCGCTACTCTCACAGGAATACGTGCACCTGAAATAAAGCCCCAACCATTAAGTTCTGCATTAGAGAAACTACCATCAACTTGTTTATTTGCATTATCTTCTATTAGTAAATCTATTCTGTTAGGGTTGGCTTCGTAAAATGTGTACTGATATCTTACAGTCGGACTGCCTACTGATCCTGATGTACCTGTACTACCTTCATATACTAATCTAAATGTTCTTGAACCAGTTGTGCCTTCTGCTCCGTAGTAAATTCTTTGACATGAACAATCTTCTGCTGTGACCATGATTTTAGGAACTGCTGGAGTGTTTTCATCTATCTGGTAATAAACTGTTGAACCACTACCAAATGTAAGATAACTGTTAGTACCCATGTGAACCGTTGAGTAATTAGTTGAAAGAAAACTTACGTTAAATGGTAAATTTACAGACCAATAACCATCATCATTACTACCTACTGTAGGTGTTATACTTGCAGTAAGAGTTGCCACACTTGGAATAGATTGATTAGTTCCCAATGATGTAACAGTAGCCGCGGCGTCTGATGCCTGATAATTTGTAATGACCACACTGGCTGTCATAGCAGTTGTTGGACTACTTGCTTCTACAAGAGCAGTATCAAAACGTATTTGATATATTTCGTTGTTAGGTAAATTTACACTGTTTGCCGACAGGCTAATACTTACCTGTCCACCATCAACAGATTCCTGTGTATCTTCTGTTGCTGTCACTTCTGTTGTTCCATCTGATTCAAATACAAAAATCTTTGAAGTTAGATAGGAAATTCCTGATAAGCCTTGAGATGAAGTTGTGCTTGTACAGTTAATGGTTGATGGACCTTGTACCCTAATTGTGTAACTTGTTGATGGCGCAGTGTTTATAGATAGAGATACTTCACCACCAGTCCTTGACCAACCAGTTGGCAAGGTTCCTGAAAACTCTCCATTAGGTGCACCTTCACTGCCTGTAGTTTCTATTCTTTGTGTAATGTTTTCTGGATCAGCAGTAAAGTTAGACAAAAGATCAACAGATGTAAACACACCAGAAGTTCCATTGTAAGTAGTGTCACCAGTCGGTGTGAATCTTGTGCCTCTGTAAGTAACAGCATCAATACTGCTGAAACTCCATTGGTTGGGGAAGATACTCATACCCCAACTGTTATTAATCACAGTAGGATTTTTTCTTCCTGTATCTGGATTGTCTGATTTTGTTCTATGAAATTCTCTGATATAATCCATTACGTATGGAAAGTTATTGTTACCAAAAGCACCTGCATAATAGTAAATGTTATATAGATTTGCATCTCTGGCCCAACCATTTGGATTTCCACCTGCTGTACCCATAACGTGATTTGCATGATAACTGCCTGGATTACCATAACTGTATGTGTCGGCACTACCACCAGTAACTTCTGGATTATGTTGATACCAATTATACTGTACAACTCTGGATTGATTGTTACTGTCTAAAAACTCTGGGTGATTAGGCACAATACCATCACCGTCGCAGATAACAAGGTCTACATTTCTACCTGTGTGATTCCAACTTACTGTGGTTGTAATTTCTGTGGTTGCCGTTGTTCTTAGATAACCGTCCCACATACGCAGGATGCCCCAGTTAATATCTGTTGCTGTGGCTGAGGCATTTCTTGCAAATGTTCCTGTTGTTTCAGTTGCATTTAATCCTGGTTCAATATTTAAATCCTTAGGATTCAATTCTACTGCTATAACTCTTGGATCATTTCTTAGATTGTTAACATCATTTTGTGTTAACCAATATTCTGTTGATCTTGATGTTGGTCTTCGATTAACAAGATCTACTGCACGATCAGGAATGTATAAATTACCTCCTGGAGTTTCCATATCGTCATAGAACGCATTAAGGTCAACGTCTTTTCCAAGTGTGACCATGTAAACTTTTCTTTGGACGAATTTATCCAAGGACATAATCTACGCCTCCAGTTTCAGTAAGCCAAGTGTAGTTGAAATAGATGCTGTACTACCACTTTTGTTTTTTACTGCAACATAAATTGTGGAATCGTTAGCACTGTTAGATCCAAGAATGCTTGGACCAAATGTGATTGTTTGTGATCCGGTTGTTAAAACTTCTGCAACAACACCTGCATCTGGAGAAGGATCAACTCCTTCTACTCTTGAGGAATCATTTGCTCTTGCTGTACTACTTGTATAAACTCTTACCCAAGCCGCCGCTGAAGTGGTAATGTATAGTAAAGCATAAGTTTTAAATCCTGAAAATGTAAGATCTTGATTGGCGTTATCGGCAATACTGGCTGTGATTTGTGTACTGTTCGATCTTGTTGAAAGTCCTTCTGTATTGCCTGCCACTGCTGTATCAACATATGCCTTGATAGACTGTTGTGTAGCAAGAGCAGTATCGCTATCCGAAGATAAATTATTTTCATCTAAAATGGAAGTAATAGTTACTCCTGAACTTGCGGCAAGGTTAATACTGCTACCATTAACAATACCTACACCACTTAAAGCACTTGTAAAAGTAAAGTTACCAGCACCATTTGTTTTTAGTAATTGATTAGCACTACCATCTGTAATACCAAGGTCTGTTAATACCGTAGGTGAATCTGTAATACCATAACCTGATAGTGTTGTTGGTTTATTTTGTACATCTGAAAACTCAGGTTCGTTTGTACTGTTTACCCAAGTTAACCCAGTGTACTTTAAAATTTGGTTTCCACTTAAATTTGTTATACTAATATCACCTAAGTCATTTACTTCATAAGTAGGTTTGTTTGTGATATTATTGAAGTTTAAGAAGTGTGTACTATCAAAGCCATCAAGTGTATCAGCATTAAGGCCACCACCACCTGAAGTGATATCATCTGCTGGCGCCCATTTATTGTTTAACCATTTTAAAACCTGTCCATTAGTTGGAGGAATAGTTGTTGTGTCAACATCAGATAAATCATCAAGATCATTTGGAATAATAGGCTTGTTACTTAAATCGTTGTAACTACCAGTAGTTGCCACAGTTGCTAAATTAGGAGTTCCACCTACGTTAGCATAATCAATACCTGCGTTGACAAATTCTGTTCCATTGTATTTTAAAAACTGATTAGTAATCGGTGCTGTAATAGTTACATCAGTCAAACCTGCAAGTGTGGAAGATCCACCACCGCCACCACCACCTCCTGTGGAAGTAATAGTTAAAGTATTTGCTGTATCATTGTAAACAAGTTGAATACCTGAACCTGCAACTAATAAGTCTTTTACTCTGTCATCTACTCTTTCTGCGGAAAAATATAATTTTGAACCTTCTACAATATCATCAGTATCAGTTGGAATAGTTGGAGCACCTGTAAGATCGCCGTATGCACCACTAAATGGATTGTAAGGAACACCAGCGACAGTTAAACTTGTTGCTGATATGTTACCAGCACCAACGATACCAGATCCTGTTAAATTTAAATTATCACCAATGGGTAATTCTTTTAATTTATTACCGTCATCTGTATCTACTATAAGTGGTATTCTATCTGCCATTTTGTTTTCCTATTTGTAATATTTATCCTGTTGGTGCTGTGTTCTTGTATGGGTGACTTACGGGTAAAAGCGACTCTGCACCCCATTTGTGTGCTACATATCCTTCTG